CGGTTACTTTAAGCAATGGAACTTTAGTAAATACAAATGCAGTATTGTATTTACTAGAAGAATATCCGACGGCTTATGATGTAGACAAGGTTGTGGAACAGTTGGGAAAATTAAAGAAAGCAGAGCAGGACAGATCAGATGATTGCGACGAGGACGGATACGGAGACGGCGAACAGATCTACGATGACGGGAGAAGCCAGGGAAAATTTGAAGCATTTGGAAAAGCAATCGAGATTGTGAAAGGCGGTGGAGTAGATGCGAAAACCGATTCCTAAATCTGTTAGAAAACAAGTATATGCAAAATACAACGGTCATTGCGCTTACTGTGTGTGTGAATTAGAGTACAAGGATATGCAAGTAGACCATGTTATTCCTTTAAACGGTTGGAGCAAACAGGGAACGGACACGGTGGATAATATGCTCCCTGCCTGCCGGAGTTGCAATCATTATAAAAGCCGTTCTACTCTTGAGGGATTCCGAAAGATGGTTGAAGCAATGCCAGATACCTTGATGCGGGATAGCGTAACTTATAAAAATGCGGTTCGCTTTGGTTTAGTAATTCCCAATAAGCAACCAATTACATTTTATTTTGAGAAAGTAGGTGGTGTAGATGGCAATTAAACCAATATTATTTAACACAAAAATGGTTCGGGCGATTCTGGATGGGAGAAAAGATGCAACGAGAAGAATTGTAAAAGGCTTTATTCCTGATGATGCAGTATGGGGATATACCGCTTTTACACCTAAAGGGTACATATCGTGTAGAGGTACATTTGCAGATGGGTATGGAGAGAAATTTTTTAAGTTGCCTTGCGAGTCGGGCGATATCCTGTATGTCCGGGAAACATGGAAAAAGGCGCCGAACGGATACTATTACTACGAAGATTGGCAAAGAAATGACATTGCCGATGTTACAAAGTGGAAACCATCCATCCACATGCCGAAAGAAGCCGCACGTATCTGGCTTAAGGTTACGGATGTGAGGGTAGAGCGGTTGCAGGAGATAACCGATGAGCAAGCAAAACGTGAAGGCATACAGTATGATGAATGTCCAACAGGATTTACCTGGAAGCAAGAAACAGATATGCATAATTGCTACACAACTCCAATAGGAGCTATGCAAGCATTATGGAATTCCACCATCAGGAAATCCGACATTGACCGCTACGGCTGGGATGCGAATCCGTGGGTGTGGGTAATCGAATTTGAACGATGCGAAAAACCGGAAATTGAAAGTTAATCACATGACAGAAAGGAAAATAATTATGGAAGAATTAGCAAAAGTAATAAGCAAATTTGAAAGCATTGAGTTGTTAGTTGCAGAAATTCGTGCAGGAGAAAACGTTGAAACGGTGGAGGAACTGACAGAATATTTGGAATCCGAATTGAGCTACGCTGCTGAATAGCAAAATAAGGGGGAATGAAGATGTCTAAAGCAGTATTGGTAATGGATATGCCGGAATCATGCAGTAAATGTAAATTTCTGTATGAGTTTCAAGGTATCAAGAAATGCCAGCTCATGAATGTACTGTACGGCGGGGCATCGAAACTGTCGCAGAACACATTCACAGCGAAACGGCATGAAAAATGTCCGCTCCGGGAGTTGCCAGAGAAGATACCAGAGTTGAAATCTGGTTATGAAGATCTCAGCACATCAATACGTCGGGTTGGTTGGAATGCCTGCTTAGATGAAATTTTAAACTAAATTGAAAGGAGCCGGGACCTATCCGGATAACAGGCGCGCCGGGTTCCTTTTGAAGAAAATGAAAGATTTAGGCAATTATGAGTGTGATGGTCAGATTGAAATGACGGACTATTTAAAATCCCAGATAAAATGTGGAGCGGTAAAAGATCTGACTGCATGGATCAACAGCCAGGGGAAAGCACAGTACACGCAGATCGGCGAAGTGGTAAAAGATGCGTATGAAAGGCACAAGGATTCTGCTGAACTGGTAGATAGGATCACGAACGCTGTGTCGGTGTATGTGCTTACCCAGTCTGTGGGGTATATGGATTACTTGAGAAGCGAAAGCGGGGTGGTTGCAAATGATTAACGGAGAACTGATCGTTGACAACTTCGCCGGTGGCGGCGGAGCGTCAACCGGAATAGAACTTGCAACCGGATATAGCGTAGACATTGCAATCAATCATGATCCGGAAGCTATTAAAATGCACAAGGCGAATCATCCGAATACCAAGCACTACTGTGAAAATGTGTGGGCGGTGGATACGGTAAAGGCCTGCAAAGGTCATCCGGTAGCACTTGCATGGTTTTCACCGGATTGCAAACATTTTAGCAAGGCGAAAGGCGGAAAGCCTAAAGATAAAAATATTCGTGGTCTTGCATGGGTAGCCTGCCGCTGGGCGGGATTGGTGCGACCGAGAGTGATCATGTTGGAGAACGTGGAAGAATTTAAAACTTGGGGACCACTTGGGCGGCGGCACCATCCAATTAAGGCAAAACAGGGCGAAACATTTCAGAAATTTGTTCAGCAGCTCACAGATTTAGGATACGAAGTAGAGTTCAGGGAGTTGGTTGCCGCAGACTACGGAGCGCCGACAATGCGCAAGAGATTCTTTATGGTTGCCCGGTGCGACGGAAAGCCGATTGTCTGGCCAGAGCCAACGCATGCACCGGCAGACAGTGAAGCGGTAAAAGCCGGATTATTAAAGCCTTATGTCGGAGCATACACGCAGCTTGATTTTTCATTGCCGTGTCCTTCTATATTTGATACATCAGCAGAAATCAAAGAGAAATATGGAATCCGTTCCGTTCGACCATTGGCACCAAAGACAATGGATAGGATTGCAAGAGGGTTGAAGAAATTTGTTCTGGACAATCCGGAGCCGTTCATCATTCAATGCAATCATGGTGGAGAGCGCAGACCGAACGATATTCGGAAGCCAATGCCGACCATCACTGGAAAGCATGGGTATGGAATTGTGGAGCCGACGTTAGCACCTTATATGGGGACAAATACAACGAATCATCCGGGTGGAAACTGCAAAGATCCGATACATACGATCACCACAGGTAATCAACAATGCCTTATTAGCCCGACGCTTATCCAATACCATTCTGAAACGGCGCAGGGAGAAGTTCGGGGACAGACGATTGAAGATCCTATAATGACGGTGGACGGATCGAACAGATATGGACTGGTCACATCATTTTTGAGTAAGTTCTATAAGTCTGGAATCGGACAGGACGAAAGAGAGCCACTACATACAATCACAACATCAGCCGGACATTTTGGCGAGGTCAGAGCATTTCTGATTAAATACTACGGGCAGGGAACCGGACAGGATATTAAGGAGCCACTTGACACGGTAACTGCACGGGATAGATTCGGATTAGTGACGATTGAGGGTGTAGATTATCAGATTGTGGACATCGGCTTGCGAATGCTTGAGCCACGGGAACTATATGGATGTCAGGGATTCCCGGACGACTACATCATTGACCATGATTATACCGGCAAGACGTATCCGCGGATCGAACAGGTGCGCCGATGCGGTAATGCTGTGTGTCCACCGATACCGGCAGCATTAGTCAGGGCAAATCTTCCGGAATTGTGCGTAGCGGAACGTATGCCGAACATGAGGATCGAGTCAGAGCAGACCGGACAGCTCCGGTTTGCCTAATCCATAAACATCAGAAACAAATAACAAAACCAAGCAATAATACCTTCCTCCGTAAGTATGCGGCGGGGAGGGTGATGCGGAAAGAGAGGAAAAAAGATGCCTAGCAAAAAAGTTATGTACGAATGTAAGTATTGTGGTGAAGAGTACCAGAATTACGATGAATGTGAGGAACATGAAAAATCACATATTCGGAATTATGAGGATGCAGATACGGAAGAAATTATCGACGCATTGAAACGGGTGAGTGAATGTGCATATGGCTATCATATTGGCGGAATGGTGATGGGTATGCCGGTTACAAACTTTGAAGGTTTAATGACTGAAGCTGCAAAACGGTTGGAAGAGCATTTAAACTGACCTTTAACCGAGAAAGAGAGGAAAACATGAACGGCGTAAAAAAGGATACTGTTGTAGTAGTTGAAATAGGACAGCCTGTAACTGCAAATGAGCGCGCAGAGGAGTTTAACCTTACTGAGGGACGACAATATACAGTGCTTGGCTACGATGGGGATATTCTTGTAAAGAATGACTTGGGAAATGAGGAATTTTATAGCAAAGAGTATTTTTATGAGTACCAGGGATTATATAGTATTTAAAATCAAGAAAGAGAGGGAGGACAATGTGTAATTGCATGAATGAAGCAATTGAGAAAATTCAGAAAGCAGGAAGATACGAAAGCGTGGAAGCACCGACAGATCTTTTGTCTGGGAAAGCGTATCTGGAATTTGTGGTAAAGGAAAAAGGAAAGAAGAGAGAACGGAAGATACCGGTGTTACTGCCGCGGTGTCCATTATGTGGCGAGCCGTACGATGGTACGATGAAAAGCAGATGAAAGCGATTGATTAAGGAGGAAAATCATGAAAATTAGAGTTTCGATATATTTTGAAATTAAGGATTCGTAGATATTTGGCGGAGCGGATTCCATTGGATATGCAGAGCAGAACATGGATTTCACGGTCGCAGAAGAAAAACCAAGGATTTTTGAAGAAAGTGCATACGACTATGTGGAAAAATCCATTGCAAACATGGCGAAAAATTTAGGTGTGAGTCAGGAATGTATCAGGACCATCAGCAAAGAGGAAT